AAGACAAGACCAATAGTTTTACTATCGTCACCATTGTATGCGTTGTTCTCTCCTGAAGCTGCTGATCTGTTTGTCTGAGGTACGTTGTTAGACATCATGATTGGGATGCCAGCAACTTGTTGTACTCTACCAGAAGCAAATGAACCATTACCCTGTGGGTTGTAGTCAACATCTACTGTTCTTGTAGCAGACTCAGCAAGCTTGTAATACTCAGCAGGTGGTAATACACAGAAACGATCTGTTGGAGGGATGTCTCTCTCGTCAAATGTTTGTGCAATATCATAGATAGCTGCTGCTATCTCATCACCAGTTACGTTTGCTGAAGCTGTATTACCATTAGCAAGAGTTAGAACAAGACCACCATTACCACCACTTAAAGTAGTAGAAGCTCTGGAAGCATTAGCAATCTGTTTTGCTACGTTCTCATCATAAGTCTTAGCTAAAGCCTTACCTAATTCATCAGCGTAAGTAGCTCTTACGTCATAATGATTCTTAAGTTCGTCAATACTTGCAACGAAACTTTGAGCAATTAATAGATCATCTATTGTAATGACCTTTTCATTTGCCTTGATTTGGTTAGCACCTACAAGAGGAGTTCCTACTGTATGATAAGCAGCAGTCGCAGTTCCTAATACAGGGAACTGTGCAGACTTACCACTTGAAATGGTACGAACTGAATGAAGTGCTTCGTTAAAGATATTGTTTCTAGCAAAAGCTGTTAGAACTTCTCCAGAAAATACCTTTAAAAACAGGGCATCATAAGATGTTCCTGTATTGTTAACCAAACCAAGACGAGATACTGTGGCGTTAGCCATAGGAAAACTCCTTGATTAATGTTTGAATTAAGCAACTAACTTCGTTTCAATCCTTTCTCTCAAGTGTTGTCTGACGCATCAGGCACAAGGATATTTAGATCTACACTTTGTTAATTTAGACTTACCATCTAGATGTAAGTTAATTCTAATATAACACTAACTTTATTTATATGCCTTTACCAAATACGTCACTCTTTTCTAGACGAGCATATACATCCTGTGTATATGTAACATCCTTTCCATAACGAGGATCATTCATAGCGTTCTTTACTTCTGCTGAAGATCTGTAAGGTGCAGGTCCACTAGAAGCAGGTTTGCCTGTTACTAAGTTTGGTTCGATTCCCATAGCATTTTGGTATTGTGTGTAAAGTCCTTGCACCATTAGTTTAAGTTGGGGTGCAGTCATTGTCTTGGTAGCTTCATTAAAGCCATCAATCTCTGGTTTAGGTAGATTATCCATAGCCCAAGAAACCATCTTGCCATAGGTTTCATCTCCACCTATAGAGTCTCTAATACTTTGAACTTCTTTCTCTGCAACCTCTTCAGATGAAGTATTCTGATATCCCATTTCAGTTGCTCTACCAGTAAGGTAAGAGTCAATAGAATTTTTAGATAGACCAGCATCCAATAAGGACTGATACATTTCTTGTGGGATCTCTCCTTTGTTCTTGTGAAACTCAGCACTTATTTTATAAGGATCTACCTGTCCTTCTTTAAATATTTGACCTAGAGTTTCTCCATAATTTTCATTTACGGATTTATAATCTACAGTTCCATCTTCTAAATAATAGTCTTCGTATCCTTCTGGTATTCCTGTGGATTCTGCTGTAGATTCTTCGGTGGTTTCTTTAGGTTGTTCTTCTTCTGTAATAGAACCAAGCTTGCCTTCTAATTCTTTGTAGCTATTGGCAAGATCTTCTACAGTTTTAAACTTGCCAGCATACAAACCATTCTCATCTTTAAGACCTTCAAGATCTTGTTGAGACATTGGTGGTGTTTCAGATACTTGTACTTGTGATGAAGTCATAATGGTTTCTTTTAACTATAGTGAATTTTGTTTCCATTTTTAGTAACGTAGTCACCTGACTTTTCTGGTACAGGATTTTCTTCGTACTCTCCTATAGGACTAACGACTGCTTTTTCAGGAGCAATCTTTTCCTTCTCTTCTTTAGGCTTCTTGGTTGGCATCAGGGGTTCCTCCTTGTTGTAGTTGTTGTGTTTGTGCTTCAGCTAAACCAGCTTCAGCATTTACTTTAGGATCAAGTAAACGAGAACCTAAAGCAGCAGGTCCAAGACTTTGTATAAGCTGTTGTTGTGCAAGAGCTTC